ATGATCCCGTTACCTTCCGGGACCAAAATTTGGCTGGTTGCCGGTATCACCGATATGAGAAATGGCTTCAACGGCCTGGCTGCGAAAGTACAAACGGCGCTGAAAGACGATCCCATGTCCGGCCATGTTTTCATTTTCCGGGGCCGCAGCGGCAGTCAGGTTAAACTGCTGTGGTCCACCGGTGACGGACTGTGCCTCCTGACCAAACGGCTGGAGCGTGGGCGCTTCGCCTGGCCGTCAGCCCGTGATGGCAAAGTGTTCCTTACGCAGGCGCAGCTGGCGATGCTGCTGGAAGGTATCGACTGGCGACAGCCTAAGCGGCTGCTGACCTCCCTGACCATGCTGTAAATCTCTTTATCCTGGTTGTCACAGAATAAGCCCGGTAAAATACGGGCTTATGAACGACATCTCTTCTGACGACATCTTCCTGCTGAAACAGCGCCTGGCCGAACAGGAAGCGCTGATCCACGCCCTGCAGGAAAAGCTGAGCAACCGGGAGCGCGAAATAGACCATCTGCAGGCGCAGCTGGATAAACTCCGCCGGATGAACTTCGGCAGTCGTTCCGAAAAAGTCTCCCGCCGTATCGCACAAATGGAAGCCGATCTGAACCGGCTTCAGAAAGAGAGCGATACGCTGACTGGTAGGGTGTATGACCCGGCAGTACAGCGTCCGTTGCGTCAGACCCGCACCCGTAAGCCGTTCCCTGAATCACTACCCCGTGACGAAAAGCGACTGTTGCCTGCGGCGCCGTGCTGCCCGAACTGCGGCGGTTCACTGAGCTATCTGGGCGAGGATACCGCCGAACAGCTGGAGTTGATGCGTAGCGCCTTCCGGGTTATCCGGACGGTACGGGAAAAACATGCCTGTACTCAGTGCGATGCCATCGTGCAGGCACCTGCACCTTCGCGGCCCATCGAGCGGGGTATCGCCGGACCGGGGCTGCTGGCCCGCGTGCTGACCTCGAAGTATGCAGAGCACACCCCGCTGTATCGCCAGTCAGAAATATACGGCCGGCAAGGTGTGGAGCTGAGGCGTTCACTGCTGTCGGGCTGGGTGGATGCATGCTGCCGGCTGCTGTCTCCGCTGGAAGAGGCGCTTCATGGCTATGTCATGACTGACGGCAAACTCCATGCCGATGATACCCCGGTCCAGGTACTGCTGCCGGGTAATAAGAAGACGAAGACCGGGCGGTTGTGGGCGTATGTTCGTGATGACCGCAATGCAGGGTCAGCGTTGGCACCTGCAGTGTGGTTCGCTTACAGCCCGGACAGAAAAGGCATCCATCCGCAGACTCATCTTGCCTGCTTCAGCGGTGTGCTGCAAGCGGATGCGTACGCCGGGTTCAACGAGCTGTATCGCAATGGTGGGATAACGGAAGCTGCCTGCTGGGCTCATGCCCGCCGAAAGATCCACGATGTGCACGTCCGCATCCCGTCAGCACTGACGGAAGAAGCCCTGGAGCAGATCGGTCAGTTGTACGCCATAGAGGCGGATATAAGGGGAATGCCGGCAGAGCAGCGGCTTGCTGAACGTCAGCGAAAAACGAAACCGTTGTTGAAATCCCTGGAAAGCTGGTTGCGTGAAAAGATGAAGACCCTGTCGCGACACTCAGAGTTGGCGAAGGCGTTCGCGTACGCACTTAACCAGTGGCCGGCACTGACGTACTATGCGAACGATGGCTGGGTGGAAATCGACAACAACATCGCTGAAAATGCCCTGCGGGCGGTCAGTCTGGGTCGTAAAAACTTCCTGTTCTTCGGCTCTGATCATGGTGGTGAGCGGGGAGCGCTACTGTACAGCCTGATCGGGACGTGCAAACTGAATGACGTGGATCCAGAAAGCTACCTTCGCCATGTGCTTGGCGTCATAGCAGACTGGCCGGTCAACCGGGTCAGCGAACTGCTTCCGTGGCGCATAGCACTGCCAGCTGAATAACACATCCCCGTCAATACGGCCCTCGCTGTACGCTTACACACGATTTTACGTCACTTAAAAAACTCAGGCCGCAGTCGGCAACCTCGCGCATACAGCCGGGCAGTGACATCATCGTCTGCGCGGAAATGGACGAACAGTGGGGCTACGTCGGGGCTAAATCGCGGCAGCGCTGGCTGTTTTACGCGTATGACAGGCTCTGGAAGACGGTTGTTGCGCACGTATTCGGTGAACGCACTATAGCGACGCTGGAGCGTCTTATGAGCCTGCTGTCACCCTTTGACGTGGTGATATGGATGACGGATGGCTGGCCGCTGTATGAATCCCGCCTGAAGGGAAAGCTGCATGTAATCAGCAAGCGATATACGCAGCGAATTGAGCGGCATAACCTGAATCTGAGGCAGCATCTGGCACGGCTGGGACGGAAGTCGCTGTCGTTCTCAAAATCGGTGGAGCTGCATGACAAAGTAATCGGGCATTATCTGAACATAAAACACTATCAATGTAAGCGTAAACTGACCGCCGTATGTAGCCATCAGACGAGAATTGGTAACTTAGACGCCCATCTGATATAGACGGACATCTAAGTATGGAATTACAGGACTGGCGAAAAGAACCTCGTAAAAACTATTCGAATGAATTCAAACTTCGTATGGTGGAACTGGCATCACAACCTGGAGCTTGTGTTGCACAGATTGCACGTGAAAATGGCGTCAATGATAATGTTATTTTCAAATGGCTCAGGCTCTGGCAGAACGAAGGGCGTGTTTCGCGGCGTCTTCCGGTAACGACCTCTTCTGACACTGGCGTTGAATTATTACCTTCTATTACCTGTAGAAATAACGCCGGATGAGCAGAAAGAACCTGTGGCGGCCATTGCGCCGTCTTTATCCACTTCCACTCAGACCAGAGTCAGTGCCAGTTCCTGCAAGGTGGAATTCCGTCACGGTAACATGACGCTGGAAAATCCATCGCCAGAGCTGCTCACAGTGTTGATCCGTGAACTGACCGGGAGGGGAAGATGATCTCACTCCCATCAGGTACCCGTATCTGGCTCGTTGCCGGCGTTACCGATATGCGTAAATCCTTCAACGGACTGGGAGAACAGGTACAACATGTGCTGAATGATAATCCCTTCTCCGGTCACCTGTTTATCTTCCGTGGCCGACGGGGTGACACCGTCAAAATTCTTTGGGCTGATGCTGATGGTCTGTGCCTGTTCACCAAACGCCTGGAGGAAGGCCAGTTTATCTGGCCTGCGGTACGTGACGGCAAGGTATCCATTACCCGCTCGCAACTGGCAATGCTCCTCGATAAGCTGGACTGGCGTCAGCCAAAAACATCCAGCCGTAACTCACTGACAATGTTGTAAAAAACTCCTGACCGCATTATAAAAACGGTCATGAGTCAGAAATACCTCATTCGCATCGCAGAGCTGGAAAGGTTGCTCTCTGAGCAGGCTGAAGCCCTCCGTCAGAAAGACCAGCAACTGAGTCTGGTTGAAGAGACGGAAGCCTTCCTGCGCTCTGCACTGACACGTGCCGAAGAAAAGATCGAAGAAGATGAACGGGAAATAGAACATCTGCGGGCTCAGATAGAAAAACTGCGCCGGATGCTGTTCGGTACCCGTTCTGAAAAACTGCGTCGTGAAGTTGAACTGGCTGAGGCTCTGCTGAAACAACGTGAACAGGACAGCGATCGTTACAGTGGGCGGGAAGACGATCCTCAGGTTCCCCGCCAGTTGCGACAGTCGCGCCATCGTCGTCCGTTACCGGCACACCTTCCCCGTGAAATACACCGCCTGGAGCCAGAAGAAAGCTGTTGCCCGGAGTGTGGCGGTGAGCTGGATTATCTGGGGGAAGTCAGCGCTGAACAGCTGGAACTGGTGAGCAGTGCCCTGAAAGTGATCCGCACAGAACGGGTAAAAAAAGCCTGTACAAAATGTGACTGTATTGTTGAAGCACCGGCGCCGTCCCGCCCGATAGAGCGTGGTATCGCGGGCCCCGGATTACTTGCCCGCGTGTTAACGGGAAAATACTGCGAACATCTGCCACTGTATCGTCAGAGTGAAATCTTTGCCCGCCAGGGTGTCGAACTGAGCCGGGCCTTACTCTCCAACTGGGTTGACGCGTGCTGCCAGTTAATGACACCGGTGAATGATGCCCTGTACCGTTATGTAATGAACACCCGCAAGGTTCACACTGATGACACACCGGTAAAGGTACTGGCACCGGGTCAGAAAAAGGCGAAAACAGGGCGTATCTGGACGTATGTCCGGGATGATCGCAATGTGGGTTCGTCATCTCCTCCAGCGGTCTGGTTCGCGTACTCGCCGAACCGGCAGGGGAAACACCCGGAGCAACACCTCCGCCCCTTCCGGGGTATCCTGCAGGCGGATGCGTTCACAGGTTACGACAGGTTGTTCAGTGCAGGACGTGAAGGTGGTGCACTGACAGAAGTTGCGTGCTGGGCCCATGCCCGGCGAAAAATCCACGATGTATACATCAGCAGCAAAAGTGCGACGGCAGAAGAAGCACTGAAGCGAATCAGTGAACTGTACGCCATCGAGGATGAAATACGGGGATTACCGGAGTCAGAGCGTCTTGCCGTCAGGCAGCAGCGAAGCAAAGTGTTACTGACGTCGCTGCATGAATGGATGGTGGAGAAGAATGGTACGCTGTCGAAAAAATCCAGACTGGGCGAAGCGTTCAGCTATGTACTGAATCAGTGGGATGCCCTCTGTTATTACAGTGATGACGGTCTGGCGGAGGCGGATAATAATGCTGCGGAAAGAGCGCTTCGTGCAGTCTGTCTCGGAAAGAAAAACTTTATGTTCTTTGGCAGCGATCACGGCGGCGAGCGTGGAGCACTGTTGTACGGGCTGATCGGCACCTGCCGTCTGAACGGTATCGATCCGGAAGCGTATCTGCGCCATATCCTGAGCGTACTGCCGGAATGGCCTTCCAACCGAGTTGATGAACTCCTGCCATGGAACGTAGTACTCACCAATAAATAAGCGTCAATACGGTGCTCCGTTGACGCTTACCTATCAATAAGTTGGGACCATTACCAAATAGTTTATATGCTAAAAATTTAGGGAATCATTTTCCTAATTCTCCAGCTAAAAGTTCAGCCTGCTTCAAAACAGTCTCTGTGGCGAGCAATGACATATCAGGCGGATAACCATATTTTTTGAGCAGACGTTTTACCACCACGCGAATTTTTGCTCTTGCTGCTTCTTTCACTGTCCAGTCAAGACTGACATTGTTGCGGATAGCCTCCGTAAGTACGACTGCCAGTTCTCGTAGTTTTTCCTTTTCCATTAACTCGCGAGCACTGTCGTTATCTGCAACAGCAGAATAGAAGGCATATTCATAAGCGCTGAGGTTTAACTGGCTGGCAAGGCTGTCAGATTCCTGGATAGTCTTGGCAAGCTTGATTAGCTCATCAATTACCTCCGCTGCGGTCAGTACCTTGTTCTGGTAGCCATTGATTGCAGAGGTCAGCATATCAATCAGTTTTTTGCCTTGGGTGATACTTTGATTCGAGCGAACCTTGATCTCGTCAGAAAGCAGTTTTTTAAGCGTTTCCAAAGCAATATTTCTGTGTTGGTAATCCTTCATTTCCTGAAGGAATTCTTCAGAAAGAACGGAAATATCAGGTTTTTGTATCCCAGCAGCGTCAAAAATATCAACAACTTTATCGGTAACCAGAGCCTGATCGATAGTCTGTTTTACCCGAACTTCGAGACTGTCATTGTGTTCTTCTTCTGATCCGTCTGAGTTTTCAGTAAATTTATTCAGTCTGGCTTTTACTGCCTGGAAGAATGCTACTTCGGGTGCCGCTTCCATTGCTTTATCGTGCGGTGTCGCCAATGCAAATGCCTGCGATAAGGCTGCAACCGCAGCGAGGAAACGCATTTTACCTTTACCGTTATCCAGCCCTAAAATATGGTTTTCTGATTCAAGAATAATTGTCAGGCGTTGTGAGGTAGTTGCGGCAAAGTAAGCTTTGTAATCGTATCCATGCATCATGCCTTCCAGGATTTCCAGCTTTTCCTGCATGAGCGTTACGGCTTCTTCCTGAACCTCAGCAGGATCTCCACGTCCACCTGCATCAGAGTAAAAGGAGAGGGCTTCTTTTAAATCAGAGGCAATGCCCAGATAGTCAACAACCAGACCGCCTATCTTATCTTTATACACACGGTTCACACGGGCAATTGCCTGCATAAGGTTGTGGCCTTTCATTGGTTTGTCGATATACAGCGTATGCATGCTGGGAGCGTCGAAGCCGGTTAACCACATATCACGCACTATCACCAGTTTCAGCTTGTCGTCGTCATCCTTCATACGGTTAGCCAGAACCTGACGTTCTTTTTTTGTGGTGTGGTGTTTGGCAATTTCTGGCCCGTCAGCAGCAGAAGAGGTCATGACGACTTTTATTATACCGTCATTTAAATCATCGCTGTGCCATTCAGGTTTTAAGGCTATGATTTCTTTATATAGTTCAGCAGCAATACGGCGGGACATGGTAACAATCATGCCCTTACCATGATCGGCATTGGATTTTAAGCGCTGCTCAAAGTGCAGAACCATATCCGCCGCAATCGCTTTAATACGTTTTGAACTGCCAATCAAACCTTCGATTCTGGCCCATTTAGAACGTTCTTTTTGCGTGAGCGTCAGTTCGTCCTCGTTAAACTCATCATCAAAGTCTTCAATAAGCTGACGACCTTCATCACTGATGGCAATTTTGGCAAGACGGCTTTCATAAAAGATACGAACTGTTGCACCATCTTCAACGGCCTGCGAGATATCGTAGATATCAACATAGTTACCAAAAACAGCAGGCGTGTTGACGTCCGTTTTTTCTATGGGGGTTCCGGTAAAGCCGAGATAGGTCGCATTAGGTAAGGCATCACGCATATATTTGGCAAAGCCGTAAACGGTGCGTTTACCTGTTACGTTGCCTTCGCTGTCTTTCACGTCAACTTCTTTGGCGCTGAAACCGTACTGGGAACGGTGTGCTTCATCAGCGATAACGACAATATTGGTTCTGTCTGACAACAACTCATAGATATTGCTGCCATCATCAGGCTGGAATTTTTGAATAGTAGTAAACACCACACCGCCAGAGGCGACACGCAAATATTCTTTGAGTTCTTCCCGGTTGTTGGCCTGTTTTGGTGTCTGACGAAGTAGCTGGGTCGCGGAAGAGAACGTACCGAATAGCTGATCATCTAAGTCGTTACGGTCAGTAATCACAACAACTGTCGGATTATCCAGCGCCAGCACAATTTTCCCGGTATAAAACACCATCGAAAGCGATTTACCGGAACCCTGAGTATGCCAGACTACGCCCGCTTTGCGATCTCCGGTTTTTTGCGCATTAACAAGATCTTTACTGTTACGTCCCTGCTGGCGCAGTGCCACTTCGGCAGAGGGGGAGTCCGCATTCACCGCTGAGGCACGAATAGTGGAAAGAACTGCTGCATTGACCGCGTAGTACTGGTGATAAGCCGCCATTTTTTTAACAGTACGGATACTGATAATCCCTTTGCTGTCTTCATGTTTGCTGGCCTCAAACACGATAAAGTGGCGGATTATATCCAGCAGCGTTACAGGATTAAGCAACCCCTGTAATAAAACTTCAAGCTGTGGTTGGGTACTGGTGGCTTGCGTTTTACCGTTAGCAGTTTTCCACGTCATATAACGACTGAAATCGGCAGAAACCGTCCCCGCTTTGGCTTCCAGCCCGTCAGATATCACATTAAAAGCATTGTAGTTAAACAGACCGGGGATTTGGTTCTGATAGGTTTTAATCTGATTATAGGCACCTGTTACCGTTGCATTTTCGTCAGCGGCATTTTTAAGTTCGATAACGACTAATGGCAGGCCATTGATGAATAAAATAAGATCAGGTCGGCGGGTATGGTTGCCTTCTTTGATGGTGAGCTGATTAATGACCAGAAATGCATTATTAGTGGGATCGTTAAAGTCGATCAGGCTGGCCAGTTCTCCTTGTGTATTACCATCCTTGCTGACTTCGATATTGATTCCTTCGGTCAAAAGGCGATGAAAGGTTAGATTGTTTGCCATTAGGTCAGGTGAGCTGGTCTGCATCACCTGTTTTAGAGCTTCTTCACACTTCTGCTCACTAAGGTGCGGGTTAATTCGTTGCAATGCTGTACGCACTTTATCTTCAAGGATAACCTGCTGATAGCTACGTAACGGATTGATTCCACTGGGTTCAATGTCCGGGCCGTAAACATACTCATAGCCCAGCCCTTGCAGGTGCTCAATTGCCATTACTTCAATATCGGATTCGGTCATCTTTGCCATGCGTACTGTCCTTATTGCCGCTTAACCAGAGAGCGGGCTGTACACCCGCATAATTATTTTATGCTACTGATGCGATTGCTTCTTCCGCATACTGAACCCGTACTTCGCCGCTCATCAGTTTGGGAAGGAGAGTGTCGCGCAGAGATTCTATGTTTTTAATTTGTGAGTTGTTAATACTTATTTTTTTCCAGAAGAAATCAATCTGTGTAGTGAATTCTTTCACCATACACTCCGGGGGGAGTTTGAATTCTGGGCGTTGTAATCCGTCAGCCGACAGCTGATTTACAGTTGAACCGTTAGTTGCAGCAACAACTTGCTCATGCATATCTTTGGAGCAAAGTAAATAGTACAGAAAAGCATTGGTTAAGTAACTATCGTCATTGATGCTGATTTTAAATAAATGATGCGTATATATGGATAATTCGCTTTCTGTTTTTGGAATTATAGCAGGATACCCTATGAGTCGATATTCATGGCCCTGTTCTGTATTGGCTACAATGATATCCCCAGGCTTTATAATATGCCTTTCTTTAAAATCACCATTGTAGTATTTTATACCTGCACTCTTATAACCACCGCCCTCAAGTACTGAGTTCAAACTAAAAAGTGGAATGCCGTTATCTGACGTGGTAAGGCCGGCTCCCTTGTAGCTTAATCCCTTAGCTACTGTAATATGACAATCAAGAGTCGTTATTTCCCAATCCGCATGCGTCTCTTCAATAAACCACTGTCTAAATAGGGTTTCTGCCATGGATTCCAGAGTTTTATTCTGGCGATGAAGCAGGTCTATTTTGTCTTTAAGAGAGGACAAAATAGAGGCGATGGCTTTTTGTTCAGATTCATCAATTGGTAAGTAAAGAGGAATCAAATTTAGCGATGCTTTATTTAATTTTGGTTGAGCAGCACCTGTTAAATAAGGAGATAGATCAAGCTGTGAAAAATATTGGATTATCAATGCCGTTAAATGGGGCTTTTTAGCTTTAAGGACATGAGCGTGATTATTAACCCAAAATTTTCCAGTAGCTTCAAATGCTATAGGTGTTTTTCTGGACTTTAAGTTTTCTCCATCTTCAGAAATAAGGATGTAGCTGCCATCAAAAATATAATTGTCGATATAATCGACAATTCCTGACGCTCCATAATATGGAAAATTTCCTTTCTTATGGGCTCGTTCCATAGCACTCAAAGGAATTCTTTGTGCGTTGCAAAAATCTGCTAATTCAGTTATACAAAAATTTCTCCACCTACTCATAAAACCACCTTCGCCAGATTATCAACGATGGCTCTGTTCAGACGCGCCTCTTCTTCCAGTTGCGCTTCAAACTCAGCTTTAAGAGCCGTAAAGCGTTCTTTAAAGTCGAAATCGTCTTCTTCATCAGCAAGACCAACATAACGGCCAGGTGTCAGCACATAATCGAGTTTAGCAACTTCAGCAATGTCTACTGACGCACAGAAACCAGCGACGTCTTCGTAGTCGCCACCTTTGTTACGCCAGTTATGATAGGTATCAGCGATGGTTTTTATATCGTCGTCAGAAAGTACTTTGGTACGACGATTAATTAAATGACCGAGATTACGGGCATCAATAAACAGAATTTCTTTACTACGATCACGATACTGGTTGCTGTTATGACGGTCACGGCGCATAAACCATAATGCAGCAGGGATCTGAGTATTCAGGAACAGCTTTGCCGGTAAGTTGACGATACAGTCAATCACATTGGCATCTTTTACCAGTGCAGCACGAATATCACCTTCACCAGAGCTTTTAGAAGTTAATGCCCCTTTTGCCAGAACAACACCCGCTTGCCCTTTAGGAGACAAGTGATACAAAAAATGTTGCATCCATGCAAAGTTAGCGTTGCCAGCAGGTGGAATGCCATATTGCCAGCGGGCATCACCACGAAGCTGCTCACCAGACCAGTCGGAAACGTTAAACGGTGGGTTAGCTATGATAAAATCAGATTTCAAATCTTTGTGAGCATCGTTAAGAAATGAACCTTCATTATTCCAGCGAACGTGTTCAGAATTAATCCCACGAATTGCCAGGTTCATTTTTGCCAGACGCCAAGTGGTCTGGTTGGACTCCTGCCCATAGATCGAAATATCGTCAATATTTCCCTGATGTGCTTCTACAAATTTTTCTGACTGAACGAACATACCACCAGAACCACAGCAGGGATCAAAGACACGGCCTTTATAGGGTTCCAGCATGTTAACCAGCAGGCTTACAATAGATTTTGGCGTATAGAACTGGCCGCCTTGTTTGCCTTCTGCCAGTGCAAATTCACCTAGGAAGTATTCGAATACGTGACCTAAAACGTCAGCAGAGCGTGCTTTGGCATCTCCTAGTGCAATGTTGCCAATCAGATCTATCAGCTCACCCAGAACAGTGGCGTCGAGGTTTTGTCGGGCATAGACTTTCGGCAACACACCTTTTAACTGTGGATTGCCCGCTTCGATAAGCTCCATCGCATCATCAACCATCTTACCGATTTCAGGAAGCTTGGCCTTAGAAATCAGATAGTTCCAACGTGCAAGCTCAGGGACAAAGAAAACGTTGTAAGCGGTGTACTCGTCTTTGTCTTCCGGATCAGCACCTGCGAACTCGCCTTTACCGGCTTTCAGCAACTCATAATGAGATTCAAAAGAATCAGAAATGTACTTAAGGAAAATGAGGCCTAGTACGACGTGCTTGTACTCGGCTGCATCAATGTTTTTACGCAGTTTGTCTGCCGCTTTCCACAGGATGACCTCTAACGGGTCTGTTTTGATTTCTTTAGGTTTTCTGGCCATTAGCGTAACCTTATGAAGGGGGAAGATGGCCCTATTTTGCCTTAAAGTTCCGCTTGTTACGAGCTTATACAGCGATTAATTATTATCTGGTTTTAGTGTGTTCGTGTAGCTCAGCAAGTGCAATGACTCATGGAGTAAATGCTTTGTAGCGGGATTGTAGATGTCAGGTCATTGCCGTCAATGGAGCCAGTGTCATTGGCATAATTGCTGCACAGCCGATGCCACGCGCACATTCGCTAGTTCACTGTGGTTCATCGTGTGTACTACACCAGTACGCAGTCCGGGAAGTAACGGCATGGCAGAATCGTTTGTAAAGACGTTCAAGCGGGATTATGTGTACGTAGATGATCTGCTGGATGCAGTCTAAATGATGGAAACAATGGCAGAATAGATAGAGGATTATAATAATCTGCATCCACACAAGGGGTTGAACATGAAATCGCCACGCGAATATCGTGATGCCATATTAGCAGTTAATTAGCCGTGTCCGTTTTAGCAGGGACAACTCCAGTATTCAAAAAAGCTTTCTTAGTGCATATGCATGAGGTGAATAGATGTACAGGCTATGACAAACCATAGTTGTAATTTTTAATGTTTAAAATTCTCCGTTACAGTAGGACATTCCTTGTACATTAAATTCCATCTAAGGTTGAATTTTTAATTTAATAAGGTCGCAATCTAAAATGATGTGTATGGGGTTATTTGTAAGATGATTTTTTATTTTTGATAGTGGTGATTAAGGGAGCGGGTAATGTTTGTCTATTCAAAAATATAGAGATTCAAGGTTGGTAGCAGTTTGGCTTCTTTTATAACCGAAGGGCAGAAAAGCAAGGGGAACTCGAAGAAGCAAGCGCAGCGGCTTCGCAGAGTTAGCCCTTGCTTCTCTTATAATTGGCATTATTCATTCAAGAACAATAGGATCTTCGCTTGTACAAGCGAAGCTATAATAAAAACAATCAATTAATAATTTTAAAAGTATTAAACAAGAACCTATTGACATTCATAAAATACAAGTTATTTATAATGTATGCCATAAATAAAAAGTTTTATGTCATATGTATCCTGCACTATGTGCAGTTAATGTACCACTTGTCCCATAGATGGGAATATTGGAAAGGTTACTTTGTTTTGAAGTAGCCTTTCGTCCTTCAATATTAACGATTACTTATTGCTATTACCAAGTCCAGTCGAATCGAAGAACATCTTTTATCTGAAACGACTCCTAATACCCGGTTAAAACCACAATATCTCTCGCATACGTAGACCAAAGAAAAATTATGATATTAACTATGTGATTTTTTTAGTGTTAAGTTGAATAATTAAATACTGGAGAGTTTTCTGTGCACTACCAATTGCTGGTTCATCTGTTCTGCCGCTGATGTTTCTGACGAATCTCCCGGTGACACAGAACTGTCCCTCTCTACCAGCCTTTATTCGACTCAATGTCCGGCTGCTGATACGCAGTTATCCCTTCGTATCAATGACTGACACTTAAACGTAATGCTTTGGTTGCTGGCGTATCTGACAGCTTCTTCGGCGTGAAGGTCGTTGTGTAAGTATACTTCTTGGTTTATTTAGGCTATATAAAACCATGACTATGACTTGCTGTTTTCAGTAAGAGTCTTATCATCCAAAGAATTTATTCTAGAAATTCTTTTTAACTCATTAAGATAATCAACCTCGTTTTCTAAGAACCAATGAAGAACTTTAGAATTGCCAAGTAATTTATTAATATATGACTGGATTATAACGAATTTCAACATATCTGAACCATACTCGGTTTGAAGCTTTTTCGTTTCTTCCGAAGTTGTTGCCATTTCTTGTTCCAGACGAAGTATGGTTTTTTTTATGTCCTTTTTATAGGGAGTGTTTTTCCCTTTATTTACTATCATCGATGCCGGTGTTGCATCCAAGATGCTCATTGCAAATTTTTTACTATAATTATCAAAATTAATCATTGTACCGACTGCTTCAATTTGGCGAATTGGCTTCATTTTCCTCAAAACGTCAAATGTAGCCTTAGGTATAGGTTTATCAGAAAGTTTCGCAATTACACTTGGATCTATGCCGTTCATCACATTCGCTTTATCTTTTATGGCATCAACAGATATGCCCAAAGCAGCACTAAGTTTTTCAATTGATACTTTTGCCAGAGACTTAATTATCATTCTATGTTCTTCAACTACATTTATATGATTCACTTGTTTGTTAGGAGTGAAAGCATCATCTATGCTCGAAAGTATACATGGAGCTTTTTCTATACCTAAGTCTTTTAAAGCCTCAACCCTTAAATGGCCATCAAGTATCTTAGTGACATCTTTATCTTTGTCATAGAATACTATTATTGGTTCAATAATACCTAAGCTTTCGATAGAGGTAACTATTTGATGATATTTATGGCTTCGCTTTACGTTTTCTAATAATTCCTTAGATGGAATTAACTTATTAGTTTCCAGGTAAATAAAATTATCGCCAAAACGTATCTGAATCATTTTAATACCTCTTTGTTTACTGGGGTTAATATCTGAGATGGTAGTTCTGAAAGATTCTCTTGTTCAAGTATATGTTGAAAGCTTTTATTCATCATTATGATGTTAAAAATCTCATTTACTATTAGTAGGTTGGTTTTTATGAATTTTGAGTTGTTATAAACAGATTTATGTTCAGCGATACTATTTTCATAAAGCTCAATCAACTCCTCTGCAGTCATCCTTTTTGATGGTTTGTGATAATAAAATCCGGCTGCTTTTGCACCTTTATTCCCAACTGTTCTTTGATTTAGAATGTGTTTTATCTTTATAATGTCCCGACTTTTTATTAATTTTTTATCATATGCTTCGGTAAGAATATCTTGTGCTTCCTCAGTTTCACATCTTGCAAATTGCACTGCGAGATACAGAGGCAAATTACCCCGTTCGACTGCTGAGAGAAGTTTATGCTCTCCCTTATCAAGTAGCATATTAATACTGCTCACCCAGTTCGATGAATATCCAGTAATCTCACTTATTTCGGAGTCTGAAAGTCCTCTGATTTTCATGTCTTTAATCACCTGTAATAACTCATTAGAACGTGGTCTTCTCCTTGCAATGTTTTCAACTAAACTCATAACGTAAGCATCTTCTTCTGATACATCTCTTATAATTGCTGGAATAATAGTTTCACCTAATGCAACGAGAGCCTCTATTCTCCCTTGACCACAAATTAAAGCATATTTGAAATCACCTTCATCAATAGCTCTTACGCTTATTGGCTTGCTTAATCCTCTTTTTTTTATGCTTTCCTTTATTTCTTCATGCACTACCTTATTTCTTGTTCGTGGGTTAAGAAATTTTATTTTTGCAATCTCAATTTGAATTATTGGGAATTCATTTTTTTCAGGCAGCATATAGTTCCCTCACTTTCATGCGAGTAATAATTTGTAGAAGTTTATCAAGATTATCAAATCTATAGAGATCTAATCGAATGTTGTTTGTTTCCGTCATGCACATTTTATTATATTCGTTTTCAATCTTTGGTATGATATAAAAATCAAGAGGTGAAATATTTTGTGAATTCATTCGTATAACAATTGTTATGTCTGCTTTCTGTGAGTTATCAAACCGGACTTTCCATCTAAGTTTACCTGATTTCATATGTATGCATTTAGTAACAAGGACGGAAATTAAAAACTCATCATTGATGTAAAGCATTGGGGCATATTTATACTCGTCTATATGACAGTTACTTTTTAAAATTTCACCCTTAAAATCCTCAATTATCTCTGAGTAAAATGATCTTAGTGCTTCATTTATTTTGAGATAGCTGTAATCATGTTCTGGCTTATAACCAATCAAAGTATATGCTCTTAAAAGACCACCAAATCGGGTTCTATAAACAGAAGATGAAGGGCCTGTATCATCTTCATCAATGATAAAGCCTGATAGTTTTCCATTAGATTCTAATTTTTGTTTTAGTTTTTCTAATAGATCTTCATTAGTCAAATGAATGGATCGGAGCTGAATTATTTCTTGAGCTTTATTGTATTTTTTCTTTGAAATAATAGGTTTATATGCCTTGTCACATCTAACCCATTCATGTTTGGGGTTTTTTACAAGCCTACTTTTTAATTTAGATGAGGTTTTGTTATATATGTTGTTTCCAATATATTTTTCATTTGTCAAAATTTGATGTATTTTTGCACGAGTCCATAATGTTCCATTTTCTGCAGGTATGTTCTGTTCATTTAATCTCTCAGCAATAATGAATTCTGGGACGTTATTATCTATAAAGAGATCATATATTCTATTTACAATTTTTATTTCATTTTTTGGTCCCGGAATTAATATTACCCTATCTGTTTGAATACTCTTTCTTTTGCGGAAACTCAATATTTCTTTAGCTATGCCATTTTCGTCTACTAAAAGACGTCTCAGCCCATAACCAGCCATACCGCCTTGATGATAACCAAGCTTTATTAAATTTACTTGCCCTATAAATACCTTTTCAGATAGATTCCTGCTGTGATATGCAGCACTAGATCTTTTTATATTCAGTATAACAGAGGACTCTAAAGGGAAATCTTTAGTGGGTATAGGTTCGGAACAATATATAAGATCTACACCATTTCTCTCAAATAGAAAGGAATAATATGCCGCTTCATCACTATTTTGAAAACGACCAAAACGGCTCACATCATAAAATAATACAGCCTGTATATCTATTTTCTTTTGTTCTACATCGCTAAGTAACTGCTGCAAAGAATGCCTGCCTACGATACTGACTCCGCTCTTACCTGCATCATCGTAGGTATAAGCGATTTCCATATTGTTCTTTTCAGCATAATCTTTGATATATTCGGACTGATTATGTAAAGAATATTGCTGATGGTCGGTAGACATCCTCAAGTACTGCGCGACCCTAACTCTATGATTTTTGTCATTTTCGCTAGCCATGCACGAAACCTCATGGATGATTCAATACAATGTAGTGGATAAAATTGATCAAATTTCAACCGAATTCAACTGTTTTATCATTGATTAGAGCGAATTTGGTAGATCTTCGAGGTGTATGATAATCGAGAAGAGATGTGAATTATTTAGCTGATATGACCGACAGCTTTCGTTATGTGGACTCAATGTCCCCATTTGTAAATGGCTATGCTTAGTCCACATAGGTTAATGGTGTGATTATTAATTCTTTAACTAAATCAAGATAGTTAATCCATCATGGGAGAGTTATGCGGCAATAACTTTGCATTTTTGAGACGAAACATAGTCACTCCACCATTGCATGAGAACCACCCGTTCAGTGAGATACTCTGCACGATTGTAGGCTGCAATTATTTCATCTTTCTTCGAGTGGGCAAGGGCGGCTTCTAAGACATCAGTCCTAAACTTGCCAGACTCCTCAGCAGCCGTTCTAGCAATGGATCGCATACCGTGAGCTACAAGCTCACCTCCGAAACCCATACGGATTATGGCCGCATTAGCTGTTTGTTCATGCATGTGATTGAGTGGAGCTTTGATACTGGGGAACACCCACTCTCTATGCCCGCTGATGACTTTCATTAAATCCAAAACTCGCAAAGCTTCTTTGCTCAGTGGAACTTTGTGAGGCTTCTTCATTTTCATAAACTCCGCCGGGATGTTCCACATGCCAGTTTCAATATCAATATCTGACCATCTTGTGCGAACAGCTTCACCTGGGCGAACCCATGTGAGAAGTTGCCACTCAATCAGTAGCCTTGTTTCCAAACGGATAGAAGCATTGTTTAGAGCAACCAAGAAGCGAGGGAGTTCGGAAGGGGGTAATGCTGGCATATTCTGTTTTTTTGGCTTGCTGAACCGTTGCCCCAGGTTGTCTGCCGGGTTGAATTCTATGAGTTCTTCTGTTGCTGCATAGCGGAAAATTTCATTCAGGCGGGATATGATGCGGCGAAGTGTTTCAAGGACACCTCGTTTTTCTATGGGTTCTAAATGCTGTTTAAGCATTTTAGGGCGAATCTCCTTAATTGGGGTATCACCCAATGTGGAAAAGATATTTCTCTCTAGGCTTCGCCAGATGTCGTTAGCATGATCTTGGGAGATGCCTGACGTTTTGACTTTCTCATCAAGCCACTTCTTGGCTACTGCTTGAAATGTATGTTCCGTGGCATCTTTCAGTGCATTGGCTTTTTGGTTGTTATGAACTTGGGGGTCTATACCATTTGTAAGCAACGACAAGTATTCATCACGTAAAGCTCGTGCCTTCGCAAGTGTAAGGTGAGGATAGGTTCCTAAGCTCACCTTAGTTCGCTTTTTGGTCACAGGCACTGCATATCTGAAATACCAATTTTTCTTCCCTCCCTTCGCCAGGGGAGCGATTCGCAACAGCAAACCATCGCCGTCAAAAAGGTTCACCTCTTTTTCGGCAGGTTTGGTGCTTTTGATTTCAGTGTCAGTGAGCTTCTTAGCGATTTTGGCCATGTTTGGGACCCTCGATTTTAGGACCCATCTTCGTGGGTCCCATTCAGGGTGCCATAACTCGTAGTTCTCAGCAATTCTCACTAGACTACAATAGACGTAAAAAAGCCCGCAGAGCTTGTGCTGTGCGGGCTTAGTAGACTTTACTGAACTTCAGTACATCAATATTTGGTGGGCTGGCGGAGTTTGAATAAATATCGTATTGCTTTGATTTTTAATGGTTTTGTTTAATTCAGTTTTTGTGCGTATACCTAATCGTATACCAATGGCTGTAAGTTAATGTGAAATGAAAGCGCATTTTTACTTGGATTGATGCTATATCGTACAGGAAAAAATTTTTTTTTCGAAAGAACTGTTCACACTGTTCATCTTTCTGTTTTCTCCTTTTATTTCAGTTGGATAGGTGGTGAATAATGGGTGAAGGGTGAACATTCGATTCTTCACCTCCGGCATTCTGCCGGTGTGACTTGTGCAGGGGATTAATCCTCCGCACTGAAATCACACAGGGAGAAAAAAGTTTTTTTTGATTTGATTGTTCACACTGTTCACCTTTCATTTTTCTCTTTTAATTTCAGTGTGATAACGGGTGAATACACGGTGAAGGGTGAACAGTGGATTGTTCACCTTCGGGGAATTCAGGGATAAAAAAAGACCGGCAGATGCCGGTCAGATGAGTCATGAGGGTCAGGTTGTTGCAGGGTCGTCACATTTTGGCAGCCAGTCGCCGTAGCTTTCCTCTTTCAGCGTCAGGTTGGTCTGTATCCCCTGTTTGGTATGGCGCTTCTCGTAATTCAGTCCGTATTCCTTCAGCATCACCGGCAGCCCCAGCCCGAACATTTTCAGACTGAGTACATTCCGGTAGCCGTTTGCCTCCATGTAGGCCAGATAAAGGCCTTGCACTGTCAAGAACATCGCGGCGTCTGTCTCAGGAAGTCACCGAGCGTTTTTATGTGTGCACGGATCCGGGCTGTGGTCTGGTGTTTAAAACGCTTCAGACCATCAACCGTTTCATTGTCCGCCCGGTCACGCCGGACGAACTGGCAGAACGCCTGCATGAAAAACAGGAACTGCCGCCAGTACGCTTAAAAACACAATCATATTCGCTGCGTCTGGAATGAGGGCTGCCGGTTAACACCGGCCGTCGCCGCACACCGTATTTTTATTCTTCAGCATGATGAGAAAGAGATAACGATGGAAAGCACAGCCTTACAGCAGGCCTTTGACACCTGTCAGAATAACAAAGCAGCATGGCTGCAACGCAAAAATGAGCTGGCAGCGGCCGAACAGGAATACCTGCGGCTTCTGTCAGGAGAAGGCAGAAACGTCAGTCGCCTGGACGAATTACGCAATATTATCGAAGTCAGAAAATGGCAGGTGAATCAGGCCGCCGGTCGTTATATTCGTTCGCATGAAGCCGTTCAGCACATCAGCATCCGCGACCGGCTGAATGATTTTATGCAGCAGCACGGCACAGCACTGGCGGCGGCACTGGCACCGGAGCTGATGGGCTACAGTGAGCTGACGGCCATTGCCCGAAACTGTGCCATACAGCGTGCCACAGATGCCCTGCGTGAAGCCCTTCTGTCTTGGCTTGCGAAGGGTGAAAAAATTAATTATTCCGTACAGGATAGCGACATTTTAACGGCCATCGGATTCAGGCCTGACGCGGCTTCGGTGGATGACAGCCGTGAAAAATTCACTCCTGCGCAGAACATGATTTTTTCGCGTAAAAGTGCGCAACTGGCATCACGTCAGTCTGTGTAAAATTCCCCGAAAATCCGCCCGTTTTTACTGAAAAAAGCCATGCATCGATAAGGTGCATGGCTTTGCATGCGTTTTCACGTCTCATTTTCTGTATACCAGGCCACGCCCGGCACGGCCTGAGCGTGTCAGTGCAACTGCATTAAAACCGCTCCGCAAAGCGGGCGGGCGAGGCGGGGAAAGCACTGCGCGCCGGGCTAAAGAATGGAAAATCTTTTCCTTGTACTGAGCATGCTTGTTGAAAACAGGTTAATAGGCCTCTCGGAGTATTGAATTGCGAGTTTTACTACAACTCTTGATGCTAATATATTGATTGTCTTAAAATAATTACTGGCAATGAGGCTCGAAGTCAATGTTGCTATTTTTATTATGGATACGTTGAATACACAGAGTGGTCGCCTTCTTGTTATGCGATTAACTTTCAATTTAGGGGGGGAGAATGGATTGGAATGTTTTTTTTAGTACTATTAGCCAGACGTCAGGTGCAATTGTCGGAATATTTTCAGCATTTCTAATAACTAAGATAATATCTAATCAGTCTGATTTTTCAAGAATGAAGGAACGAGTGTCCTTTCTTATTAATAAGTCTAAAGCCTTGAGTTTAGAAGCGAACTCCAGATATTTTGATTGGTATAATAGACGAACGCGAGAGCGAGAATTGGATAAGTTAAAGGGTATGTTTGATGAAAGTGATGAGTTTTTATCCGCAGAGGAATATTATGAGAGGCTTGATTTTTCGCCGTTTGAATTAAGAGATGATGTCTTGGTGTACATACGCAATGCTATTGAGGCGCGTAAAGAGGAAGAAAAAAGACAGATAGGTTATTACGGGATTATGCCCACTTTAAGAATGCCTGTAAGTATCTTGAGTAATGATGTCCAGGAAGAGTTCGAACTCATTGATGCTCTCAAAGTTAGGATTCTAGCAAATATAAATGACATTATTTATGTTCATGACGAGATTGTAAAAGAAAAGTATGGTAAAAATCTGATAACAATCTCGATTGTTGCATCATCCCTTTTATTTATATTGGGCGTTATTTATCCGCTTAGTTTTATCCCTAAAGCTATTGGTGAAGATATTAACATTACTTTTATGGCATTTTTTGATGTTTTGTTTTCTATTAAAGGTTTTTTTCTTTCTTTGCTTGCCATTGTTTTTTTGAGTTTGATGTTAGCATTTCTATATATTAACATAACACTGCGATTTGAGAGTGAGGTAATATCAGAACTTGAATTCTATATGAATATAAGTGCCTATTCTGAATACTTTGGAAACGAGTATAAAAATAGTGTCCATTTAAAAGAGATGTCCGTGTAATGAATTTATTGAGGCCATTTCTTGGCCTCAATAAATGCTAAAGAGAGACGATTTTAAGGTATTTTTATTCCAACCTTAAACTCTTCGTTGTCTCTGAATTTTTCAAGTGATTCTCGTAAATAGATAGTTTGAATATCTGTGGGGATGAATTTTATCGCCATTCCGTCAAGGCATGTTTTTATATATTTACTAACGTCTTCAATATATTGATGGTGGTTATTTGACATTTAAAACTCCTTTGCCGTGCAATCTTTTTAAATCGCTTGCATGAGGAGGTGGCGATTGTGCACAAATTCCCCCCACCAATTCATCAAGTCTATACGTTGTTCTAGGTAAGTTGAACGATTGTATGCTCTGCGAACTTCATTTTTATCACTGTGAGCAAGTGCCGCTTCAATTACGTCCGGATTAAAACCAGCTTCATTTAGCGCGGTACTTGCTATAGAACGTAATCCATGAGCAACAAGCTTCCCACCATAACCAATGCGCTTAAGTGCAGCATTAGCAGTCTGGCTATTCATTGGTTGTTTAGGATCATTCCTACTTGGAAAAATATGTTCACGATGAGCACTGATTGGCTTCATCACTTCCAGAATCTCTAATGCCTGAGAAGACAGTGGGACAATATGCTTGCGTTTCGCCTTCATCCGTTCGGCTGGAATCGTCCAGAACTTTGAATCGAGATCGATCTCTGCCCACCGAGCACCGGAGGCCTCAGAAGGGCGCACAATGGTCAGGAGTTGCCATTCAATTAGACAGCGAGTCGGAACAGACAGATTAGACATAACCAAAGAACGCATCAGCTTTGGTAATTCTTCTGGCCGGAGCGTCGGCATGTTTTGCTTTTTAGGTTTCTCAAAAGCCATCCCAATACCTGATGCTGGATTGGCATCAATCAGACCAGTGTTTACGGCATAAATCATTATCTCGTTAATGCGCTGCACCAGACGACGTACCGTCTCTAGCGCCCCACGTGCTTTGATTGGCTCAAGGGCTTCAACAAGTGTTCGGGCTTTGATTTGCTGAACTGGGATCTCACCGATGGCAGGGAATACATCTTTTTCTAGTGAACGCCAAATGTCTTTCGCGTAATCAGGGGTAACGCTTTTGCTTTTAAGCTGGAACCAGTTAGCGGCGACTGTTGAAAAAATACTGTCCAGTGCGATTTGCTGCTGTTCCTCTGCAATTTCAGCTTGAATTTGCGGGTCAATTCCGTTGGCTAACAAGGAAAGGTAATCCGCTCTTAACCGTCGGGCGTCAGCAAGTGAAAGGGCGGGGAAGGCTCCTAGCCCCATCATTGTTCGCTGCTTTGTTGCTGGACGTTGATAACGGAAACGCCATAACTTCTTACCGTTCGTTTTAACGAGCAGAAAAAGACCATCGCCATCATGCAACGTTAGATCCTTTTCTAACGCTTTAGCGCGCAGAACTTCTGTGTTGGTCAGGGGGCGTGTCGTTCTTGCCACTTTGGCCGCTCCTTCATGAATTGGTATACGCGTTTAGGTATACATCCTACCGTATACCTAAACGTATACCAATAATCACTGGATTTAGCTGGATATCCTCGGACAACGGTAGACACAAAAAAGCCCGCAGAGCTTGTGCCATGCGGGCTTTCAGGATTTCTCCGGACGTATCCGGAAGAGCAAGTGGTGGAGCTGGCGGGAGTTGAACCCGCGTCCGAAATTCCTACATACCATTTTTACTATAATAAAAACAGTTATTTATTTTTTAAATCAGTATGTTAGTGTTATTTGGTGTTTCTCCGTTTTATGTGTTTTTAATGTTCTGCCGCCAAAGTGTCGCCACTATTGCTGGCCTATCTAATAGGTGAATAATCAAATAAGCGATCCATACAAACTTCCAGTTTATAAAAGTCAGTTAATGGGTAAAGTCTGATTATGTCACTATCAAAATCAGTAATGCCAGATAGCCTTTCTTTTCGAGCAAGAAATCTGATAGCTTTCCCCTGCTCAGATGTTTTAGGGATTGCATTCTGATACTCTAATGTTTTTAAAACCTGCCATGAAACAGGTGGAGTAAAATCAAATAATGATGACAACCTTGGGCAAAAATCTTTTTGAGTCGTTTGTCTATATGTGGCTTTGGGGGGTAATACAACATTTATTGAAAGTTTTGAACCTAGACTTTTTTTCATTTTCGTTGATGAATAGGCTATGCCAGATATTGGAGATTGACCCCGTGTGCTTATCCACTGCATGAGTAAATTAGGTATTATATATTCTTGCGTAAAACTTGAGTTTTCATGTGTTTTTATATAGCTACATGAGAAAATTAAGGGCCAGAGAACCAAATACGAAGCTTTGATATAATTATTTGTTCTTAACTCTTCGCTGCTCCATTCTTTAGTATTGATTGAGGTTTTCAGTTGTGGAACAAAGTTAAGGATTTTAGATTTAGTATCTTGTGATATGAATGAGGATATATATAGTTTATCAAAATCTGGTTTGTCCATTTCTTGCCAGCATACATATAGAGATGAACCTAGATATAAACAGGGGAGTCCCGCTACTGAGTAACGTTGAGCACTGACAAGGTGTCGGCAGGAAAATGGTATATGGAAAATATCTTCCCTGTTAAGTAATGGCTTGTCTGATTTGCGTACTCTATAGAGTGGTTGATCATAATTACATATTTCCTTAAGGGGGATTGTGATTCTTTGAATATGCTTATTAATAAGATTGTCTGAAAAAGTGTCATCGAAAATATCATATGCCTCTTTGATGTCACCCGCTAAAAACTCTTGAAGGCTCTCGGTTATTCCTAGTTGTATTTTTAATACTCGCTTTATTAGCAGATCAATATTAAGCCTGGTTTTGTTTTTAATTTTAAATTCATTTAAAAAATTAAGGTATTCATTGCAGCGAGAGTTAAAATCAGAAACGATGTCACCTTTAGGTTTAAAAGGTGGCATTAAATCCTCATTACTATACAACTCATTCAGCATCATATTTAACTGAGTTTCAACATCTCTATCCTGTTGCATTCTTTTCTCACTTTAATAAATTTAGTGGATTTTTAGTCACCGCGTCTTCTAAATGATCTGGAGAAAAATGAGCGTAGATCATCGTCATTTTTATATCCGCATGTCCTAGAATATCGCGCAGCACCAGTATGTTTCCGCCATTCATCATAAAGTGGCTGGCAAATGTATGGCGCAGGACGTGGGTGCATTGGCCTTCCGGTAGTTCGATACCGGCCCGTTTTACCGCCCGTTCAAAGGCTTTTCTGCATGGTGTGAATAACTTCCCTCGTTTTTTGGGGAGTTCGTTGTACAGTTCCTGAGAAATAGGTACGGTTCGGTTTTTCTTGCCCTTTGTCTTGGTATAAGTTATACGGTATTTTGATAACTGATGACCCTGCAGGTTTTCGGCTTCACTCCAGCGCGCGCCTGTGGCTAAGCATATTTTTGCAATCAAAAGTAGGCTGGGATTTTGAGAATCAGCACAGGCATTCAGCAAGCGTTTTATTTCTTCCTGTGTCAGAAATGCCAGTTCGCCCTCTGCAATTTTAAATGTTGGTAGACCGGCGAGTGGGTTGGGGGCGGACCAGTGGCCTAATTTTTTTAAAGTTCCAAAAACTGATGATAGATTGCGTTGTTCAAGGTTTACTGTTCGAGGCTTAACCGGCGACATAAACACACCATCAATGTTTTTAACGTCACCTTTTAGTCGCGCTTCCCGATACTTAGTGAAATCACCTGCTGTCAATTCAGAGGCTATGGGATCACCAAGTCCACCACAAATGATTTTTAATTTCGCCATTAAACGCTTGGGGTCAGCGAGAGTTCGACCATACAGGGAATACCACAGCTCAATTAATTCTGACAGGTGCCGCCGATCATCCTTTTCACCTAACCACGGTTTTTTGTTCACCTCTTCCATAGTGAAGCTTTCAAACGCAATGGCTTCGCCTTTCGTAGCAAATTGCTTACGTACGCGTTTGCCATTGCGTCCATTGGGATAGCACTCACACAACCATTTACCGTTTGGCTGTTTTCTGACAGTCATGTTTAGATACTCTTTATTACTTTGACTGCGCGCCCAATAACTTCCACATCATCAGCAGAGCACTCGAAAGACGCTTCATCTTGATTTACTACAATCTTATTGCCGGGAATCCGCATGATTTTTGCAATAATAATCATTCCATCAATATTGATAAGCCAGAATCCATTGCTGACTTGTTTAACTGATTTATCGATGAGATAACAATCAGTAGGGGTTTCTAAGAACATCGATTCTTCATAATGTGCAGGTAATATGCTGTGGTCTAGAAAAATCTTTTCATCAATACGGAGTTTTCCATTCTCCAAGGTTCCTTTAGGAATAGATGGAGTTACGAGTTTGGATAACGGTCTAATCGCTAGTTTGTTCTCATTATGAGAACTTTTTTCAGGCTCACATTCTTCTTTCATGCTTCCCTGTCCTGTTGCTAACCAAAGCAACGAAACACCAGTTTCTAGTGCGCACTGAATTATCCAGTCAGCAGGAAAGCTATCACGTAACACTCTGTTTGCCATAGTGCTTTTTGAGACATTCAGATGCTCGCTTAATGCCTGCTTAGTTGTGAATCCATAAGCCTCAAGCAGCCTCTCAATAGCTGCCTTACCTCCCGTATCGGAACCCATTCTGATGTTTAACATTGGTAATCTCCATTTGACAATCTTGAATCAAGATCGTAATGTCTTCATGTCTCTTGATGTGAGATTTTAAGAGACGAGCTAAAACGAACTAAAACGCACACAAAGTAAGAGATACTGCACTATGAGCAACGACATTTCAATTCGTGTACCAAAAGTGATGGCGACCCCTGCAGAGTTCGCGGAATGGGAAGGCCGATCTCGTGGTTCGGTATATCAAATGATTCACAATGGTAAACTTGCTAAGTTTTTGGAAAAAAAGGAAAAATCGAAAGACAGAGTATGTATACGTTACCTTGAGTACAAAAAGGAACAAGTCAGGAAAAACATGGGCCACCCGATCTATTACCACGGTGAGCACCGCCACCGGATTGAGGCACCGACGCAGATCATCATTCAGACGCAGCCAGGACAAAGTGCGCAGGATATTGCGCGGGAGGTGGCACGCCAGCTTGATGAACGTGAACGCAGGCTGAAGGCAAAAGCCAGGAGTAACTACAGCGATCAGGGGGGATACGACGCATGATGATGGTGCTGGGATTGTACGTGTTTATGCTGCGCACCGTTCCGTATCAGGAACTGCAGTATCAACGCAGCTGGCGACATGCGGCAAACAGCCGGGTAAACCGTCGTCCGTCCACGCAGTTTCTGGGACCGGACAACGACATGCTGACGCTTTCTGGTGTTCTTATGCCGGAGATAACGGGCGGCAGGCTGTCGTTGCTGGCTCTGGAGCAGATGGCAGAACAGGGAAAAGCATGGCCCCTGATTGAAGGCAGCGGCACGATTTACGGCATGTATGTGATTGAGGGACTGAATCTGACTAAAACGGAGTTTTTCCGCGACGGTATGCCGCGCCGGATTGAGTTCACCCTGTCGCTCAAACGGGTGGATGAATCCCTGTCCGATATGTTCGGTGATCTCAGTACGCAACTGAATAATCTGCAGGACACGGCAACATCTGCCTTAAGTGATATCAGTAAAACGGTGGGAGGGCTGCTGTCGTGAATTTCAGCTCTGAACTGCTTAACAAAGGCAACAAAACTCCCGCATTCAGCATCAGTATTGAGGGCAGGGATATCACCACTGTGCTGGATAACCGCCTGATGAGTTTGACTCTGACGGACAATCGGGGCTTTGAAGCGGACCAGCTTGATCTGGAGCTGGACGACGCCGACGGAAAAATCGTGCTGCCGCGCCGTGGTGCGGTCATTACGCTGGCGCTGGGCTGGAAGGGGCAGCCGCTTTTCCCTAAAGGGGCATTCACGGTGGACGAGATTGAACACACTGGCGCACCGGACCGCCTGACTATCCGGGCGCGAAGTGCTGATTTTCGGGAAACGCTGAATACCCGTCGTGAAAAGTCGTGGCACAAGACCACCGTCGGGGAAGTGGTGAAGGAAATAGCCGCGCGGCACAAGCTGAAGATGGCACTGGGTAAAGACCTGTCGGATAAGCCCGTGGAACATATAGACCAGACCAATGAGAGTGACGGCAGTTTTCTGATGCGGCTGGCGCGCCAGTACGGTGCTATTGCGTCGGTGAAAAACGGCAATCTGTTATTCATCCGGCAGGGACAGGGCAAAAGCGCCAGCGGTAAACCTCTGCCGGTGATCACTATCACACGCAAGGACGGCGACAGTCACCGCTTTACCCTGGCAGATCGCGGAGCCTATACGGGCGTAATTGCCAGTTGGTTGCATACCCGCGAACCCGCGAAGAAAGAAAGCACCACGGTGAAGCGTAAGTGCAGGACAGCAAAGCAGAAGAAAGAGCCGGAAGCGAAGCAGGGCGATTACCTGGTGGGTACGGATGAAAACGTGCTGGTACTTAATCGCACTTATGCCAACCGGAGCAACGCTGAACGGGCAGCGAAAATGCAGTGGGAACGCCTGCAACGCGGCGTTGCGTCATTCTCGCTACAACTGGCGGAAGGTCGGGCAGATCTCTACACGGAAATGCCAGTGAAAGTCAGTGGCTTTAAACAGCCGATAGATGATGCGGAATGGACCATTACGACTCTGACACATACCGTCAGCCCGGATAACGGTTTTACAACCAGTATTGAACTCGAAGTGAAGATTGATGATCTTGAAATGGAATGAATTGTTCTCAATATTGATATTTTGTGTATCATTACAATGATTCTGATAGCAAAGGTAGGGATCTGGATATGATGAATTGTCCGAAGTGTGGTCATGCGGCGCACACAAGGAGCAGTTTTCAAGTAACAGAAAGCACCAAAGAGCGTTACTGCCAGTGCCAAAATATTAACTGCGGGAGCACTTTTGTTACCCATGAAACAGTGGTCCGGTTTATTGTGACACCTGCATTGATTGCTACAGCCCCTCCACATCCATTGCCAGGTGGTCAGGGGCATATGAATTTTTGAGAAAGAGAACCTGCTACGGCAGGTTTTTATTCATCTGGGATCTCACCCGTTTCAAGAAAATGTATAAAGCCAGGCTCATCTATGATGATTGTGCCTTTCATCCTGGCTGCCGATACTTTTGATGGGCCTGCATTGTAACCGCAACAGAGCATCTGAAGGCTTTGGGTTACAGAGGTTCTTACCGTTAATCCTTGTTCATTCGCCTTATCAACCAATCTTTCTTTATCTGCTTTCTTAAATCCGGTGAAGCACACATCGAATGTATTTTTTTTCGGACCAGACTGCTTAGTGAGATGTGAGTAGTTTTCGGGGAGGAATGACGCGCATTCCTGAATGGCTTGTTCTGGTGAATCGTACTGTTTAAGAATGCGGTCTTTTCGGAAGGTTTTTATTCGATCGGTGTTCTTACAAATGCCCTGTATATGATTTTCGCTATAACTGATGCTCTGTATTGAGTGAACACCGATACGACCATTTGCATTGATGTAAACAAAGTGAAGTTCTTCCATGTGAAACCTCTTTGCATGATTTCAAGATGGCGACAGGCAAGATGGACGCAAAAGTCTGTCGCCATTTTGCCGCCACTATCAAAGAAAAAGGGGCTACGCTTTCACGTAACCCCTTGATTTATTTGGTGGAGCTGGCGGGAGTTGAACCCGCGTCCGAAATTCCTACATCCTCGGTACTACATGCTTAGTCAGTCTTTACATTCGCTTGCCAGCTGCGGACGGACACGCCACTAACAAACTAGCCTGATTAAGTTTTAACGCTTCAACCCCAGGCAGGGCTTCCACGCGATCTCTTTTGGGTTTGACCTCTCTTGATCCCCGTCCTAAGAGCGGAGGCTAGGGAGAGAGGGCTCTAAGCAGGTTATTAAGCTGCTAAAGCGTAGTTTTCGTCGTTTGCGACTATTTTTTGCGGCTTTTTACGAGGCCAACCGCCCCTCGGCATGCACCTTGGGTTTCGCAAATCCCGTCGAATCCAGAATCAGCCCCAATGTGTAATGCTAAGTATACCAGATTTTTAAGCGCAATGACTAGCCCCAAAGGCGTTACCATCCGGGAATTAGCGTCTGCATAGTATGATTTTTCTTCGATTAAGCAATGGGATGGCTACATCTGTGTCAGATTTGATAGTCGACAAGATGCTCATTCGCGCCACCGGATAGGGAGGCGCGGTGAGAATTTGATTAGTGCCACTTATGTAGATTTAACGATGGGCGTTCTTCATGATACGCGCTTTATCCACCTGCCATTCGCGCTCTTTGATATCAGAACGTTTATCGTGTTGTTTCTTACCTTTGGCGACGCCGATTTTTACTTTGCACCAGGCATTTTTCCAGTACAAGGAGAGCGCCACTACGGTATAGCCTTCGCGGTTTACGCGACCATAGAGAGAATCCAGTTCACGCTGGTTGAGAAGTAATTTGCGGGTACGAGTTGGATCGCACACTACATGTGTGGAAGCCACAGCCATTGGCGTAATGTTAGCGCCAAACAGGAATGCTTCACCGTCGCGCAGAAGGACATAGCTGTCGCTAATATTGGCTTTTCCTGCGCGCAGGGATTTAACTTCCCAGCCTTGCAGGGCAAGTCCCGCTTCGAATTCTTCTTCGATAAAGTATTCGTGACGGGCGCGCTTGTTAAGCGCGATGGTCGCTGAACCAGGTTTATGTGCTTTTTTCTTCGTCAT